CACCTCCGCCGCCACCGGCAGAGTTGGTGTTGATCATGTAATAGAGGCCGCCGATGTTGGTGAAGATGCAGCCGGACTGTTGGTAGACGTGGAAGCGTTGGGTCGTGGATCCGCTGACGCCGATCAATTGATTGTAGACGGCGGCGTGCGCGGCGCCGATCAGGAAGATGAACGACGGAATGAGCCATGCGTAACGTTTCATTGGATTCTCCTGCGGGCGATGGGCGTGAGCACGGCGTAGGAAGCGCCGGCGTTGGTGGCGGTGACGGCCTTGGCCTGGAGGTAGGAGCCTGCCGCAACGACAAGGCCGGTACCGGCGCCGCCGTTGCCGTCGCCGGTGACGGTGATGTAGGCATAGGCGCCTCCGCCGGCGAGGGTGTACTGCTGTGATTTGACGACGCCGTCCACGACGAGCTGGAAGATCATGTCGGTGGCGGGGGCGTCTCCTTCGATGGCTATCTCCACGAACTCGATAATGCGGTCGTAGTTGGGGCGTTTCGATTTGCCGCGGACCATGCCGTCGAGGATGGCGCCGGGGAACAGGACGGGGACGGCCTCGTAGTTCATGTCGGCCTGTTTTGCCGTGTTTGCCAGGATGACAGTGTCGGCGGTCATCCGGCTCGTGCCGGCGGCGTAGGTTTCGGTTCCGTCGCGCAGTTGGCTCATGAGAGGCTCGCTTCGAGTTCGGCGGCGCGGAGGGCGCGCAGCCCGTTCAAGGTTGGATAGACGCTGACGTTGACCGCGACAGCCAGCGCGCCGTTGTCGGCGACGTTGTCGGCAGAGGCGTAAACGGCGGCGACCTGTTCGCGGCAGGTCAACGTATCGCCCGCGGCTGGCGTGTAACGGAGACCGCCGCCGAACAACGCGACCGTGCTTCCGTCGATGGAGGCAATGCGGGCTGACCGTTCGATGCCATCGGCGCTGGTGACGCCGACGCGGTAGCCTGGCGCGAGGCCGGTGGCGTCGGCCACATCGAACTGCGTGGCGGTGGGCGCGCCGGCGAGCGTGGTCGTGGTGATGGCGTGTTTGACAGCGGCGGTGATGGTGCGTTTGAGCGAGCCGCCGACACGGATCTCGACGTCGCAGGAATCAACCTCGGTCGCGGCGTCGGCATCGTAGCACGCGCCGTTGCCGCGTGTGCGGACAATCCACGAGAGAATGAGGTCGGCGGAATAAACGGCGTTGGTGCCGGAGTTGTTGGCGAGCAAATTGATCGCGGGCAACGGACGCGAGGCGCGGTTGGTGATGTTGACGGTGATCGCGGTGATGGCGCTGAGTTCGGGCGAGGTCCGCGCGCCGTAGGGGACGGCCTTGAGGTAGAGCGTCGAGCCGTTGGTCCAACCGGGCAGCGCGGCGACTGAATACTTTGGCGCGATCCGGAACAGGAAGACGGGCGCACCGGCCGCGAACGCCGAGGCGACGGTGTCGGAGAGCGGGCCGAATAGACCGGTGATTCGGTACCGGCCGGGCGCAACAAGGAAAATCTCGCGTGCGGAAAAAACAGCCGCATCGAGGCCGGTGCCGACGACGACGAGCATGTTGAGCGCGAACCAATTCGTGTCGGAGAGGGAGCTGAAGGCGGCGAGGTCCTGGTAGCTGCTGGCGATGTCGAGCGCGGCCTTGCGATCCATCGCGTAGCGCGGCCACGTGGCGGAGATGAGAGTGCCGCCGGCATGGAACGGCGCGGACGCGAGGACGGTGTCGTAGTCGATGTTGTCGAGCGAACCGTATAGCGTGAACCCGGCCGCGTCGTCGGAGACGCGCGCGGCGAACAGGCAGATTCTCTTGGCGGCGCCGGAGATGTCAAAGGGAAGCTCGACTCCGTTCTCGACAGTGAGTAGCGGGTAGGACGCGGGAGCGCCGCCCGCCTGGCCACCGGCAACGTAGATTCCGGCCGGTTGCGCGACGTAGGCGGCGACGACGGGCAGGTTGCTGAAGACGTCGTCCACGATGGTGAGCTTGATCTCGTCGGTGTTGGAGTCCTCGACCTTGACGACGCGCCAGGAGGAGGTTGCGGCGAGGCCGCCTGCGGGCGAGTTGCACGAGATCACATCACCGGCCTCGATGTGCGCGGCGGCGCGGCTGGCGGTGACGGTCTGGGGCAGGAGCGCGCGCCGGTAGAAGGCGAGTTTGCGCGCTCCGATCATGCGGGCCTGAGCCTCCTCGGTGCAACGCGTGAGGACGATGTCGATGACCTTGTCGTCGCGCACTGCCGAGCCGGCAGCGTACAGCGGGATGGTGTTGTCACGGTCGCGCCGTGTGCGGTCGAGGAATTTGATGTTGGCCTGAGTGGGCTGTTCCCACCACACGGACGGGCAACGCTCGACGCCGATGATGTCGTCGGCAGCCAGCGACACGTCCACGGCGCGGTCGCGAAGCAGGACCGGTTTAAACTGGCCGTTGGCGATGATTAAAGCGGCATCAATGTCCCCTAAAATGTCTTCCAAAGAGGTTTTAAGATCGCCCGTTGAGGTGACGCAATCGGAGAGGCCGGTCTCGACGATGCCGGCGGCGGCGGCGAACGCGGCGGCATCGAGCCACGCGGCGGGCATGGCGACGCCGCGGGCGGTATCGGTGAGCAGCTCGTAGGCGCGGTAGATCGGGTTCGCGCCGACGCCGATGGCTGTGCCGGCCGTGGCGCCGGGTGACGCGGACGGATACCGGCGCAGGAAGATCTCCAACGGCGGCAGACTGTCGGACGAGCCAAGCTGGAAATCATCGAACACGGCGTAGCAGAATCCGCGGAAGCTGGGAAACGTCGCGATGAAGGCCGCGACGACGGCGTCCTGGTTTTGCGTCTCGCCGCCCCAGTAGAGGCGGATGTTGCCGAGCGAGGTCGAGAGCACGGTGTAACCGTCCGCGTTGGCGGAGGCGCGTGTGACGTAGCCGGACCAGATCAACGAGGTGTTTTGGTAGATCGCGTTGATGGCGTCCACCGGGCCGATGCAGAGGCCAAGGGCGAACGTCCGGTAATAGGTCTGCGAACTGCCGGCGGAAGCGGAGCCGCCGAATCCCTTGCCGCCGCCACCGCCGCCGGATTCGACGACGCGCGAGCCGGTCCATGCGAGGATAGTGCCGCTGGTCTTGAACTCGCCGTAGAGATCGGGCCACGGCTGGCCGATGACATTGGAGGAGAGCGGCGCGGCGTTGAGCGCGATGCTGCGACTGTTGCCCCGGTTCCGGTTCATCGAGGAGAGAAGATAGGAGGCTGCGGTGAGCGCGCCGACGACGAGAATCGGAATCATGGCGCCACCTCCACGGGCCGGAATGCGGCGACGAATTTCGAGAGGAGATGTTTCTGGTCGAGCGGTTCCTCGACCCAGCCGCGCGCGCCGAGATGCGCGAACATCGCGGGCGGCATTCGCGTGACGATGCCGGCGTGGCCCGCGCCGTTACCTGTCCGGAATAACAGTATGTCGCCAGCATGGAAAGCGTCTTTCGATTCCTCAAAATATCCGCTCGCTGCAATCGCGGCCTGCAACTCGCTGATCTCTGGGCCGTGGATGGCGTCGAACTTCCGGTACTCGCGGAGCTGGTAATCGGCGGGGATGTGGCCGCACGCTTTGAGGATATGAACCCAGCAAAGACAATCGCCCGCAACGCCTGGCGCCGGCGTATTTGGCTGCGCGCCGCAGTGCATCCATCGAGTGCCGTTCCAGCGTGACACCTCGCTCGCGAGTTTCGCGAGCCGTTCCGGTGTATTAAAGAATGCGTTCATGGTTATTCAAACGCTGGATTCTTGACCGGCATGTCTGGCGCGCCGCCGAAGTTTTCGAGGTTGCCGAGCGGGCCGCTTCCCCAAAACACGTTGAACCGGAAATCCGTCATCGTGTTCGGGATCCCGATGATGGCCGTGTAGCCGTTGCCGGAAGATGGTTGCTGGCTGATCGCCACGCCGGCGCCGGCAACGTTCTCGACGCTCAATGTGTTGGCTGCAACCGGCAACGGCGGCGCGAGCGCGAATGGCACGTCGGACGGCACGTAAGTCGAGCCGTTGATCTCGACGTGGACGTCGGGACCCGGCGAGGACGGCGCTGTCGCTGACACGGTGATCGCGCCGCCGACGATGGTGATCGCGCCGCCATTCGGCATCACGACGACGAAATCAATCTCGCCCGCGTTCGGGTTGGCGTTGCCGCCACCGGCGGGCCGGTGTTTCGAGATGCAGGTTTCGCGCGAGCGGTCGCAGCCGCCGTAAGCGTTGACGGTGAGGCCGAGAATCGGCAGCGGCGGGCGCGGCGCGACGAGCAGATCGCCGTAGTCAACATAGTCGCTGGTGATCTTGCGCGAACTAAGGACATCGAGCGCGAATCCGAACGTGAGACCACTGACAGGATCAACGGCGCTGTACTCGATGAGGCCGTTGGCGAACCAGCCATCGGGCTTGGCCGCCCACGCGGTCGCGCGGACCAGATCGTTGTTGACCGCTGCGACCGTGCCGGCGACGAGCACGGAGGATTTGTCGGCGCCGCAGTTCAACACTGCCTTGCCGGTGGCGAACAATTTTTTCGTGCAATAGAGCGAGAACGTCGGCACCGGAACCTTGCGCGAAAACACGTCGTGGAAGGATGCCCACTCGGTGGTGAGTTTCTTGCCGTTCGTGTCCGCGACGAACTTGGTGGCCTTGAGGAACCCGACATAGCGGATCTGCGAGACGGGCACGCCGTCCACGAGCGCGATGGCATCGCCGTTGCGGTGGACCTTGTAGATGACGAGGCCGAACCGGAGCGGCCACTTGCCGTCGCAGTAATTGGCGAACGGATCGAGCGTGTCATCGATCATCAGGTTGATCGTGCGCACGTCGAGGCCGCCATCCTGGATGGCGGCGAGCGCATCGGATTCCGGCGGGATCGCCGCGGGCGTGTAGCTCCGGGACTGGACGCCGTCGCCGGCATAATCGCAGGCATCGGTGAAGTTGACCGCGCCCTGGAACCCGGACGAATAACACCAACTGCCCCAGCCGTTCGGCAGCGTGACCATGCCGTCGCGCAGCGCGAAGAAATGAAACAGCCAGCCGATCTGGCGCGCGCGAGAGATCTCGGCGGCCATCGCGTTGGCGCTGATCGTCCTCACGCGGATTCCTCCATGAGATAGGTGCCGCGGTTGATACGTCCGTTGAACGTGCCGCCGGTGGCGAGCGCCTCGGTGTATTCCTTCTCGGCCTCGTCGAAGGCGAGCGTCGCCGTCGCGACGAGCGGGCTGACGTAGTTAAGCACGAGATCGTCGGTGCCGAACCGGACCAGCTTCAGCGGCGCAATCGCGCAGTGCGGCGCGACGATGGCGGTGCCGAGCGCCGCGTCAATCGTGATCCGGTTGTGTTGCGCGTCGAGGCCGGTGACGCGGCGGAACCAGACGCGGTAGCCGTCGCTGATGGAGATCGTGACGTTGCGGCTGCCACCGGAGTTGTAGAGCGCGGCGAACGCAGCGTAGTCGTTGATGGTGATGGTGGTGTCGCTCACGCCGATGTTCGCGGCAATCGTCGTGACGCGCGAGTGGATTGGCATCCAGAACCGCTGCCAGCGACCGCGCCGATCCAGGAAGAACCGGACCAGCGCCGCCGCGGAGGCGCGGTTCAATGTCATCACGTCCATCGTGCCGGCAAGACGGGCGTAGTCGCGCGTGGCGGCCCACGATTCGCGGTTGATACCGGCTGCGGAGAGTTTCGCTCCGATGTCGAGCGTTTGTGTTGGCGACGTGGACCAGTTCGGGACAAGCGGGAAGATCGGAGCGCCGCGATATGTTGGCGCGGTGTACGCGAGCGCCGAGTCCGTCATTGCGGCGGGATCCTCGACGGCGGTGACCGGCAACGACACGACGCGGGGCGCGGCGAGCGTTGCTTGTGGCGGGGCGGTGAACCGGCCGCGGACGAGCGGCATCACACAAGCGCCCGCGGCGAACGCGGCGGCGAGTCCGCTCGTGAGCGTGATCTGATTGCCCGCGACGGACTCGATGGTGGCGGCCTCGATCTGCATCGTACCGGCGTTGAGGTCCCACGACGCAAGAATCACTTCGGTGCGGAGATCGAGGTTGGCGGTGTCTGTGACGGCGAGAGTGGTGTCGCCGATGCCGGCCGCCACAGTAAGCGCGCAGAGGTCGGACCAGAGCGGCGAGCCGAATACGGTGATACCGGCAGGCTGCGCCTCAACCCACGCGAGCCATTGGCGGAGGATTGACTCGAACGCGAGCGCGTTGAACTCGACGGTGCGCCTCGCGAACGCGCGGGCACTGTCGCGCCAGGCGGCGCCGGATAAACCTTCGCGCCCGGTCGTCTGGAATGCCCACGTCACCTTGACCGGGTCGGCCCAGTTCGCGACGAGCGGCAGGATGGCGAGGTTCGCGATCATCCCATGCCTCGTGACCGCGCATCGAGGCTGCGCGCAATTTGCGGGACGCGCGCGTCAATCATCCCGTTGATCATCGAGCGCCCTTCCGTCGTGTTGTAGTAGGCTTGCATCGCCTCGTGGCCGACGAATGCCAGTGTGTGCACATGGACCTGCGGCGCGGGCGCAGCGGCTCCATGTGCGGCGCCGCCGTCAAAGTTGCCGGCATTGATGGACGGCGCGGAGAATGTCCGGTTGGCGGTCTTATCGTGAATCGCGGCAAGGTCGAGCGAGACCGGGATCGAGCGGCCATCCGGCAGCGGGACGTAAGCTTCCGGAGTCGATCCTTCGCCGAACATGGCCATCTGTGGCTGGCTGGCAATGCCGCCTCCGGCGTACCGCCGCAACGGCACCGGACCGTCGCCGGTCATCACGCCGCCGCTTTCCATCTTCATGAACGAAAGCAGCCCGCCGCCGCCACTGGCCGTGCCGAACAGCGCCCGCATAATCATCGCCTGCAAAATCGCCTGGGCGATGCTCGACAACAGATTAGAGAAAAACTGCGTGGCGGCCCGACCGGCGTCCTTCCATTTCTCCGGATGCGTGGCCAGTTCGGAGCCGAACGAAACGGAATCGTTTATGCCTTTGAGGAACTCATCGTGCGTTACCTCACCCCAACCCTTGACGGAAGCCTTCGCCGACTCGAACCCCGCCGACATGCCCAGCCCGACATTGTCGGTGTCGCGCGCGAGCTTCTGGTTCGCGCTGTCGAACTTGGCGATCTCAAGCCGCAGTTCCGCGATCCGCGCCTTGTTCTTGCCGGTGGCGTCCGCAACGGCTTGCAGCCCGGCCAGTTCACTTTTCAGCGCGGCAGCGTAGGCCGCAGCGGCGACGGCCAGCTCGCGCTGCGCCTCCGCCGGGGTCTGCCGTCCCACGGCGACGCCCGCCTGGACGCCCGCCGACGTCCGCTGGTAATTCTCCTGCGCGGCCTTGGTGGCCTTCTCAGCCTGATCCAGTCGGGATTTTAGAAGAGCAATGTCTCTTTCCTTTTCGAGATTGTCGATCTCAGCGGGAAGCGCGCTGCGGAGTCTGGCCGCCCTGATCTTCTCCAAGTATTCCTTCTCTATAGCCTCTTTCTCTTTGTTTTGGGCGCGTAGCAGCGCGATCTCCGACGCGGCGGCATTTTTGACCTGATTGGTCTCGGCTTCCCGGATTCGGGTCAGCGCCTGCATCGCCTGCGTTTCGCCCTCGACTTTCTTCAACGCGATCTGGTTGTTGATCTCGATCAGTTTCGTTTGGAGATCCTTGGCCAGTTTGTCGTCGGGATTTTTACTGGCATTGTTCTCGGCCTCTGCGGCCTCGTAACGGTCGCGCAGATCGGAGAGAATTCTTAGTTCGGCGAGTTTCGCCCGGATCGTTTCAAGGTACGATTCTTGAAGGTTCTGTAGTTCGGTTTGCTTCTCTTCCTTGACGGCCAGTTCTCCGGCGATCCGCTTCTGTGCCAAATACGCCTTGTCGAGGCTCAGCTTGCCCTGCTGTTCCTTCTCGTACTCGGCCAGGTCCTTTATTGCCGATTCGCGCTTTTCAACGGTCGGAAGCGTCTGAAGGTTGATGGCCCTGCCAACGGACTTGGCCATCAACTCCGATACTTGGTTTATCTCGTCGGTGTAATCCTTGTAGTCGAAACCCGGAAACTGTTTCTTCCATTTTTGAATCTCGGCCTGCTTGGCGAGCAGGTCCTGCAACCGGGCATACAATTCCTTGAACTCTGCCGTTTCTTTTCCAACGGCCTGTGTTACCTGCTCTTCGGTGATGTCCTTTTTTTGCTCGTGTGCGGCGATCAACTCGTAGTAGGCGCGCCGCGCTTCTTTGGCGGCTGAGACGGCGGCGGCTTCGCGACGGAATTGCTCTTCAGACTGGCGAAGTTCATCAGCCTGGTAAATCAAGTAGCCCGTGATGATCGCAATCGCGGCCGGAAGGCCAACGCCCGATATCATTCCGGTTGCGGCGGCTGCGCCGGTGGCGGCGGTCTTTACGGCCTGCTGCGCTGCGGCATTCTCGACAAACGCGGTGGTGTTCACGCGCAATGCAGCAGTTGCCGCGATGACCCTTTCCGTGATCGAGGCAACAAGGGCTGGAAGACCCAATCCCTGGATTCCGCGGACTGCAAGATACAGCGCTCCAAGGCCGACCACGACACCGGCGATCTCTTTGTGCGCATTGATGAACTCGACGACTGGCAGGCCAATGCCAAGCTTGGCGCGCTGCTGTAGGACCGCCAGGTCGCCGTTGAATTTGCGGACCTCGGCGGCAATTGTCTCGTCAATGACCAGACCGGATTCCTCGGCCTGTTTCATCAGCTCTTTAATGTGGCCGGAGCCTTCTTGGAGCAGCAGGAACATATCTTTGGCGCTGCGCCCGAAGATTTCCTTGAGCGCCTGCAATTTTGCGGTCTGGCTGTCTGTTGAGTTGGCCAACGCGTCCGCCACTTTCATAAACAAGTCCGGCAAACCGCTCACCCCATTGGGGTCAATGCCAAGCTCGCGGAAGCCGGCTGCGGCATTGCCGGCGCCCTGCTGCGCGGATTGCAGTGCGCTGCTGGCCATGAAGGCGGCCATCCGGAGTGTGTCAAGAGATGCGCCAGTGCGCTGCGCGGCAAACGCCAGCTTGGACGCGTCTTCAACGCTGCTGCCGAGCGTTACGGCCAGATGCTCGGTTTCGCGGACGATCTCGGCAGCCGCGCGCCCAACGCCGAGCAATTGTTCGAGGCCAAACCCGCCGATCAGGGTGTTGGCAATCGCCCCGATGGAACCGTTCAAAGCCAGCAACGATGTGGAGGCGGTCTTCGCTATGCCTGGAATCTTGTCCAGTTCGACGCCGCCGCTGCGAATGTTGGCTGCGGCTTTAACCGAGGCGTCGCCAATGTTGTTGATTGAGGTCGCCGCAATTTGCAAGTCGCCGGTGCCGGTGACCGTCAGCTTCAGCATGAATTGCGCGATGTTATTGCTGCCGTCGCCCATTTATGTTACTCTCTAATCGTGATAGGTCTGTTCATGGCTTTGGCAGCCTCGGCTGGCGCGGACCGGCTGGCGCGGCGCAGCGCGGTGCAGTTGTGCGCCTTCCTTGGACTGTGGATTCTGGCATTCCTGCTGAACTCGATCTGCAATTTTACCAGCACGTTCGGGAGCGCCTTTTGCTTTGCATTTTTCGCGGGCGGACTCATCGAACTGCTTTGCTGCGTCGTAGCGGCTGTCGAGACCGAAACAGCAAAGTAATCCTTACGCGCTTGGAATTCCCGCCTGCCGGTACATCTCGCGCCAGGCATCCTCTTCGGACAACGGCTCGCTGCTGGTCTCGATGGCTTGGTGAATATCATCACAATATTGCTTCCATTTCTTTGCGTCGGTCTCGTGGATGATGCCGTTGTAGAACGCCTGTTCGACCAGGCTGTGCTGGTGGTTCTTCCAGGCAGCGAGAAAGCGTTCTTCAAGCTCATAATCGGTCAGGTCTTCGACCCGGTGTCCGCGGGCGGTGAGAAACTCGATTGCGTCGGCAACAGGAACGACTGGAGAACTGCCATCGCCGGGCCGAGGATTTTTTTTTGAAGTTCGGGAGAATGATTCAGCGCGAGCGATTTCTCCACAACGGCCAGCGCCGAGTCCTGGGTCAGCGAATCAAACCACGACTGGTCGGCGCGCTCCTTCGGATCGGCGCGCTCAATACTGCGAAACACGAGAAACGATTTATTGAACCCGGTGTCAATCCAGCCAATGAGATCGGTGTTGGAAAGACGTTTGGCGGTGATCGCCTCGCGGAGGCCATCGTCGTACTCTACGTTCACGGCCTCGCGGATTTTCCGTTTTTTTTCCATGTATTCCTTTGCCGGTGGCCGGGGCGCGGCCCTCCTTGCGACCGCGCCCCGGCTCCGAGGCAACTGGTTGGAGTTACGGTTTAGACCCGCAGATCGCCGGCGATCTGCTGGAAGGCGTACCCGAACTGCGCGCCAGAGATTTCCGGCGACGGCAGGCCGTAAACATCGAGCGTGATCTCGGCCGGTTTGTCGTGCGCCAGGTCAATGTTGCCGCTCGGCTCGATCCGCACCCGCGGGAAGTAGTCGATGAACATCTGCGGTGTCGTGCGCGTGCCGGACGGCAATACCGTCCGGAAGATGCGCAGGCCACCGGTCACGAACGCGGGGACCGACCCGATGGCGATCCGCGGCCGGGCCGCAATCGCGGCGGCTTGGTACAGCACCGACACGGAATCTCCCTCGGTCAGGATGACGCCGCTGGACAGGAACTTGACCAGCCCTGCGGCGGTATCGAGTTGATAGTCGGTCTCTTTCACCAGGTCGGTGAATGTCGTCGGCGTGCCGGCCACTTCCTTGCTGGCGGTGAGTTTGGTCAACGCCAACGCGCCGACGTAGTACCACACGTCCAGCACGACGGAGGCGATGTTGTACTGAGCATCGGCGGCAACGGCGGCCTGCGTGTAGCTCGCCGGGGTTCCTGCAAGAAGCGCGAGGCCGAGCGTGCGCATCGAGGGCGCGTTGATCTTGAGTTGGAGTTTCGGCTGGCGCTGGTGGACCGGCTTGCCGGCGACGTAGCCCATGCCGGTCGGATCGACCTGTATGAACTCGTTGCTTTTGATATCCATGCTCAGTTGCGCGCCGCCGGACGGCGCGACCTGCCCAAGCTCGCGGAGGACGCCTTCCTTGACGAAGGGCGCGGTCTCCACGTCGAAGACGGCGAACGCGCCGCCTTGGAGGATTTTCTCTACCCACGGCAGGAGGAAAATCCCGCCGGGGTTGCTGACTGCTGCTGCGATGGTCTGTGCCATTGTGGTTATCTCCTTTACAGTTGCACTCGGGTTCGCAATTGCAGCTCATAGACGGCTGCGGTCGTGGTTTGGCCGAGTAGTTCCCAACCCACAAAAACAAATGGTTCAGCGTAGCTGACCGGCTTCCAGCCGGTGAGTTGCATCGGGCTTGGCGTCGGAGGATTCGTCATCCCCTTGGGCGCGCCGGTGAGCGCGAGCAATAAATCGTAGATGCCGATGACTCCGGGGCCGCCGTGCGTGAGTTCCTTTGTCGCACGAAGCGACTGGGCGCAGATGAAAAACTCCCAGACGAGCGTGACCCGGTTCTGCGTCGTGCCGGTGGTGATGATCTGGCCAAGCGCGTTGGGCTGCTCAAACTCTTTGGCGGTGTTCAGCGCGCGGTCGAGTCGCAACCAGACGGCGGGCGCGACTTCGCGGACGATAGCGAAGAAGACTTCGTCCTTCTCACCACGGAACACGTCGGCTTTGTTCACGACGGTGCGCGGGACCGGAGCGACATAGTCTTTCGGCAACGGATCGGGCGGCGGCGGTAGAGGGCGTTTCGCGGAAAGAATCTTTGCGATGGCTGCCGCCTCGATGTCGATGAGGTAATTGCCGGTCTCGCTCATGTGGCCAACCCCACCATGTAATTGCCGACCATGTCAGTGGCGAGTTTTGCGGCGTGCGGCGTGAGTTCCCCGCGGTCCCAGTCGAACGGCGACGTGGGACGGCGCGGGATGCGAATGGTGTACTCCTTGCCGCCCTCGAAGGCGACGCTGCGGTACCGCTTGTGCAGCGGCGAGGCGAAGATGGCGAGGTTGGTGCCTTCACGGTGGAGCAATTCGCCGCGGGCGTCGGTCCGGAGCTTCACGGCGCCGGGCTTGACGGTGCGGTGGATCATCGCGCCGAACTCGTGAATGCCGAGCAGGTTCCAGCCGCTCCCGACTGTGAGCGCGCTGCCGACCGTGACTTCATCGGGACCAGTCTGGACGCCGACGATGGACTGTTTCATAAATCCGCGGTCGCGGAGCGTGATGCCGCCGTGCTTCAATACGCGCTTTGATGGTCCCGCTTCCCAGCGCTCGTTTTGCCCGTCATCGATGTTGGATTTCCATTCCTCCTGGAGGGCGAAGCCGAGCGTGTTGAGTAATGGATCGGGATTCTCGACGCCGTGGATGATTTCACGAAGCCGGTTGCCCTGGTCATCAAGACCGTGTTGTTCGAAGGAGTATCCCATTACATGCCTCGCAATCTGTCGCGGGTAAAGGTTCCCTCGTGGTCGCTCGACAACAACGATTCGGACCGGGCCTCGGCGCCTGGAACCGTCTTCGATGTGCCGAGGAAGTCAACGCCATCGCGGATGTTATCGAGCCATTTCATCTGGCGGTCGAAGTTGGACTGGAACGCCTTGAACGCATCGAGGAGGTTCGGTTTGTCCTCCATCGCGTAGTAGCGGAACATCACCATCTCTGCGCCAAGCAACGCGGAATGCACGGTTTCGGCATCCGCGTCGGCCACGACGAGCGGCAGCTCGTAACGGCGCGAGAGCTTGGATTTGATCATGCCGTTGACGCGGGCGATGATCGAGTCGCGCAACGCGGTGTTCAGTACGCCGGTCTGGTTGACCGGGTCGTCGAGCAGTTCGATGAGTTGCTGCGGCGAACGGAACGCCGCAGCAACATCATCGGCTGTCAGGAACGTTGTGATGGTGGTGGACACGTTATTTCTTCGCGGTGGGCGCGGCGGGGCGGACGGCGATATTGCGTTTCACGAGCAACGCGGCAGTCGCGGGCGTGACGGTCAAGGTCTTGCCCTTGGCGACGGCGACGCCGGCGTAGTGGTAGCCGTCCACGTCAACGATTACTGTTTCGAGCGCGGTTTTATTTTTGTCTTCAGGCATGTTTTTTCCTGGTTGAGTTGGTTTGATCGTTGTGGGGGCGAGGTTTGCCTCGCCCCCACGCGGATGGTTTAACTACACATCGTTCGAGACGCAGTCGTTGATGAGCGCGCCGGCGTTCTTGTTGATGCTGGCCACGCCACGGCAGCCGAACATGCAATCCTGCCAGCAGCCACGGATGCCCGCGTTTTCTTCGCCGGGCTTGAGGTAGTTGCTGACGATGGCGAGCGGGACACCGGGGTTGACGACATCGCCCGCGTTTCCGTAGGGCGACCCGGCATCCTTGATCTGGAACTGCATCTTGCCAAACGGCGAGAGGCAGAACACGTCGGTGGTCTGCGCGGTGGTCAACGTCGGCGGGGCCACGTTGATGATCGCGAAGTCACGTTTCCAGACACGCGCATACTTCGGCGCGGCGACCGTTCCGAGATTGACACGTTGCTTGCCAACGATGACCTTTTCCAGTCCGAACGCGGAGGCGAACTGCGCCTCGGTGAGCAGGCCGCTCTCGGTCTGCGCGATACCTGGGATGCCGCGGACGTAGCTGTTGAGGGCTTTGTTCCGCTCCAGGGCGCGCCAGACGGACAGACCCATCACCGCCGTGTTGCCGGGAATGAGCGGCGCATCGCAGAGACGCTGTATGGACTGGATCGGGTTGGCGTCCGGATCGTCGAACGCGACGAACTTCGCGCCGTTGGGCGCGTTCACGGCGTCGATGGGATCACCGACGTTGAACACGAGGCCGGCATCGTAGAACGCCGAGGTATGGACCATGTTGCGGACGGCGACTTCGTGCTCGAACCAGAAGTTCGCTGCGGCATTCTTCAACTTGAACAGCCGTAGATCGCCGAGCGGCGGCACGATGAAGTTGACGCCGTTGAACTGGCCGTTGAACAGCCCTTCTTCAGCGACGCCGGTGCGGACCTGGCGACCGTAGTCGGTGAGTTGGAACTGTGTCCGGTCAATCTCCATGTCGAACACCGGCAGGTTGCCGTAGCGACCCACGGCGGTGGATTCGATTTTCAACGCGGCGGCGGGATTGACGCGGTACAGATTGATGTCAATGCCCGAGACGAAATCGCACGGCGCCCATGGGGCGACTTGCGATCCGATGAACTGCGGGGGACGAACGCCGGCGATGATGGCTGTCCATGCGGCGTTCAGGACTAGTAATTCGGCTTGCATGATTTAGTGTGTGGCTTTCTCTTTGGTTGGTTTCAGTGGCTCAATTCCCAGACTAGGTTTTGAGATAACCGACGAGCGGAATGACATTGGCGATGCCGCCGGATTTCGCGCCGATGACGGCGAGGGCGCAGTAATACTTGCCGCTCGTCGCCGGAATCAGGCTGCCGTCCGTGGTGGGCATCAACAACTGGAGATCGCTGATGTCCGCGCCAGCGGCGGCGGGATAGAGGCGGTCGTCGTCGTTGATGAGCACGTCTTCCATCACGCCCCGGGCGCGACTGGTGCCGACATCCGCGTCGGACTCGGCGTGCACGAGCACGCTGGGCGCATCGCCGCCCGTTGCCGGGCCGATGCTGTTTATGGCAGTGCCGGCCACGGCTGCATAGCCGCGCTTCACCGCCGTCTCGACTGTCTTGCTGAACATATACTGTCTCCTTGTTTGGTTGGGTTCGAGTCGGTGACGCCGACTACATTTTCTGTTTCTTGACCAGCACGGCCTCAACGGCCCTGCCGAGCGCGATGTCCGCGCCTTGTTTTTCTGCAATCGCTTTGAATGCCGGGTCCTTGGCGACGAGTTCCTGCGCCTCCTTGAACGTGTCGTCAGCGGCCGGCGGCGTGGTGCGCTGTTCGGTGATCAGTTTCCCTATCAACACGCTCGGCGTCTTGCCGACGAGTTCCTTCGTCCGGTTGACACGGTCCTTCTTCAGCTTGTCGCGCCAGTCTGCTTCCTCGGCCGGGGCGATAATGCCGGTCGCGGCAG